ATGCTTCTTAATGAAATCAGCTTTGACTTTAGCTTCCTCTATACGGATGGATTCTTGGCGCTGCCATTCCATCATTGCTCTCTTAAAATACTGCTCTTTAAAGACCTGAGCTTCTCGTATCTGTCTCTTACGCTCTAGGTCCTTTTGTTGTGCTACTGCTGCAGCGTCCTTCTGTACATCGACAATACTTTTAGTAATGGACTTACTAGCCTCTCGACTAGCGTCCATGCTACTGGTTACAGACTTTGCTCCTTCGATAAAACCAAATTGGTCTGACATGGAATCATATTCTTATTATTGTTCTTCAGGCTGAGTTGCCATTTCAGTTGCTGCTCTAATTGTCATGAAGCGATTAAACTCATCACGCATCTCAGGAGTCAGACGAGCCATGAACGCACCTACAATTTGTTTAGACTTATTAGCAGGAACACCCTCAATAAATGCAGCCAGCTTTTTAGGATCAAGCATCATTTCTGCTGCTATACGATTAATATCCTCGTTAGCGTCTTTCTTCAATGCTTTTAATACTACGTTGGTAATCAACGCTGCACGGTTCAGTAAGTTAGGCAACTCTGCACCGCTTTCAAGTGTTTCAACATTAGACTTAGCTGCTAACGCCTGTGCTTTTGCATCACGCTGAACATCGGCAAGAACTTTATTAACAGATGCAACTTGATCTTTAGTTAATACTTGTTCTAGCTTCTGGAAACGAGCCTGACCAGTAGAGGTTTTAATGGTTTGAGCTGCATTCTGAACAGCGTTAGCGAATACACCGGCTCTTTCTTTGTCTCCCAGTGATGTTCCTAACTTCTGTTCTAATGCTCGACCAATCTCCATTTGATTAATCTTCTCAGAGGCTTGTTCGTAGGTCTTTAAATAACGAGTCCAGCTACCGGGATCTTCTTTAGTAGCACCGATTGACTTATTAATAGAATTATCAATATAACTCTTTAGATTAGTACTATAGCGACTTAGTAATTTCTCATCAAAAGTACCGGTTTCACCTGCATTCTTACGCAAGATATTACCTAGATTCTTACGAATACCGTAGAGATCAGCAGAGTTAATAATACCGTCTTGATTACTGAATCGTTGTAATTCATCACGGATTTCGCTTAAAGAACGACGAATCAAATCAGAAGTTCTTGCTTCACCGGGACGGGTCAATAGCGTATCAATCTGATTAGTAATTTCTGTTGTTCGTAAAGGAAAGAATCCATTATCCGATAAACTCTGTAATTGAAAGTTCTTAAAATCTAACTCGGCTTGACGTTGCTGTGCTGTATTACGAGCTGTTTGTGCGCCTTCTAAGTTACCAACGACACGCTGGTAGTTCTGACTAAACGATGGCGATACACGAGGAAAACCCGGAACAGGGAAGAATTGACGAGATAGGGCTTGTTGTTGAGCGCCCTCGGTTTCTAACATTCCTGCGGCACGAAGAGCTTGACCTTTACTTTGATATTTACTAGCAATCTCTGCTTCTAAGCGAGGAGCAATCTGTCCAGCAAGATTTGCTTGTGATAAGGCTTCTTCACGCAGAGGAGCTGTCATGGCTTCACGCTGTGTTCTAGCAGCAGCAATTGAGGCTTCGTCGCCTCCTAATGTACGAAGTTCAGCTAAACGAGCAGCTTCTTGTTCGGCTTCACGACCAGCAAACTGTGCTGATATACCACGCTGAGGAACACGCTCAAGGCTACGTTGATATGCAGCTAAAGCGGTTGCTTCCGGAATATCTGCTACAGCTTGCGCTGCGGTTGGCAGCGATGCAGGACGCTCAGGTACACCTAATTGTATAGATTGCTTAGGAGTGACTCCTTGTATAATCTCTTCAGCTCCTTTTAGCGAGGCTACAATTTCAGCTTGTTTATCTTTTGTTAATCCTTTTAGGTAGTTACGAAGAACTTCAAGTCTTCCTGATTCAGTCAAAGGCTTATATAAATCTTTTAATACTTTACTTACTTTACCGGATGTTTCAAAACCGCCTGAAATTATGCCTCCAAAAAAAGCACCAGTACCTAGTTGTTTAAATTTCTCTTCTAAATAGTTTTCAGCATCAGTAACAGGCTGAATACCTCCAAACAAAGTACCGACAGCAGCACCTTCTTTAATACGACCAATTGCTGTAGGAGCAGCCGGTACAGGAGCAAGTTTATTTACAGGACTAAGAATAGCACCGCCTAGCTGAACAAAGTCAAAACCTTCACTACCTTGTCTTGCCCTTCCTTCTTGTGTCGCTTTCTCGTACTGTTGAACTACTGCAGTAGCACCTTTTTTAACTCTTTCACCAAATATACCTGTCTCAGCTAATAACTGATTGATACCCAATAATGGATCAACAATAGCTCCTTTAGCAAATCGTGCAATAGGAGAACCAGCACCAACCATTTGATCAATACGACGAGCTGTTTCTGTTGGTGTATTACCACTAAAACCAACATCTTCAGGCGATGATGGAGCCATCTGCTCTGTTGTATACTCCGTCTGTGTAGGACGTGCGGCTGGTTGTGCTGTGGGTGTTGCTTGTAAAGACCTAGCAATCTGAGCAAGCCTTCTAGCGTCCTCAACATTACCAGCAGCGTCTGCATTACGCAGAGCTGTCATTACTTGTTCATAAGTAGCCATTCTAAACCTTATCGTGTTGGGGTAGAATATTTATTAATTAAATCCATATCAGAAGTAGAAACACCACCGGTTGCAGCGGGTTTTGCTTTTAAATCAATATTACCAGAGGATGTAACTGTTGGTTTAAATGCAAACTGATCTGAAATACGACCTAGGTTTCTTTGTAACTTAGCTTTTGTATCATTAATCCAAGAAGCTAAAGCATCTGGATCACTGTATCCGGGGAAGTTCTTCATTGCTGCTCTCATGTCAGCATCGGAAGCAGAGCCGGGAGGAAGACTTTCAATCTGTTGCATAAGCTGCGATAAAGCAATCTTAGATTGAGCAGTTAGTGTTTTCTTAGTAGCTAATGATTTAACTTCGCTAGACTTAGTAGTCCAGTCAATAAATGATTCTGAGTTTTTAACGTCCTGCGGAGTGATTTGATTTAAAGTATCTAATAAATCTTGAGATCCTTTGAATTCATTCCGAAGTGTCTTCATTTCTGTTGGACCATAAACAGTTCCAGAAATATCACGATATGCTCCTGTTTTACCTACAGGACCAGCCGTACCGACAGCACCTTCAGCAGATGCTTTTGCAGCCAAGGCAGCCTTACGATCAATTGAAGCCTGAATAACACGGGCTTGTTGATCCGGCGAACCGAACTGACGGAATACAGCAAGATACTGCTCTTCAGTGGCATTGGCTGGTAACGCTGCTAATGCAACACGAAGTTTTTCGTCTTGCTCAATTTTACGTTCTGTACCAGCAATATCCATCTCTGTTTTACGAGCTGTTAAACTAGAAGTTCTTAACTGATCTGATCTTTGTACTGCCTGTTGAGCGACATCTGGGGCAAACGGAGCCACTGCTTGAGCAAACTGACGAAGACCGTCAGGATTTGTCATGTCGAACCGTGAAGATAGCTCACGAATCTTAGTAGCACGATTAAGTTGCTCATCTCCGCCTAATAACTGACCAACACCACGAGCAATACCAGCACCACTTTGATACAGAGCCATGTTCGCTCTTTCAAGCGGATCTAATTGTGCAAAGCGAAATGCTTGAACAGCGTCTGCTGTTGCTCTTTGCTGTTGCAGTGCGGCAGGATCAATACCAAATAAATTACTTACAATTTCAGCCATCTTAATCTCTCCAAGTTAAACTGCCTTCACTACCGCCTCTGGCTAGTGCGGCTTGGCTACCCGGACCAGTAAAACCACCGCCGAACATTCCTCCAAAACCACCACTAAATAAGCTAGAAAGCCCGCCACCACCAGCGCCACTTAGGAATGATCCTAACGGACTGTAAGCATCTGCTCGCTGTTGATTTGCAATAGCGGACTGCATTCCTGTTTGATAAATTTGACCAGCTTGTGCGCCAGCACCTGCTTGTGCTCTTGCAAGGTCTTGACTTAACAAGAATGGTTGCTGACCCATTGACTCAACAGTACGAGCAAGTCCTAACTGAGTTTCTAACGGGAGGAACGACTGAGACTGAATAGCAGGAATCTGACGACCAAGTTCAGTAGCACCAGTTAACAAACCAGCACCAAATCGTGCTTGTTCCATTCCAGCTTGTTGTCCACGAGCAGCTAACTCTAAGTCCTGCTGTGCTAAGGCATTGAAGTAGGCTTGTAACTCAGGAGAGGTTGGAGCGCCTCCAGTTCCTGTCTGTACGCCTAAGCCACCACGACCACGAGCAAATAAACGACTACGAACATCCGATAGCTGTGCTTCTCTGCTGGGTGCTAACAGAGCTTGCTGTTGTTGTACAAATCGTTGAGCTGCTTCTTGTGGATTCTCAGATATATAGCCTTGACCGAGATTAAACAATGATGATACGCCAGTACTTAGTTGAGGTACTAATAAGTTTTGAACTTGTGTTGGATCGTACTGTCCAGCACCAGTCAATAAACGATCACGAATCGCTTGTAACTCTGGCGTTAAAGTATATCCCGCCTCTGTTACTTGCCCTAGATCGTTGACATTAAAGCGAGATGAGCCAAAGCCTGTAGTAAGCCCCACAGGTCTAAACTGTGCCATCTGCGATGACCGTTGTGCAGCTTCTCGCTGTGCTTGTGCGGCAGCCGATGCTGCGCCAGAGGCTTTACCGCCGGAAATAACTCCGCCAATACCTCCTACAATTGAACTAACTGCTCCACCCATGATTAATCGCTCCAGTAATAAATATAGACTATGTTACCTTTTAAACCTATTTCTTGTGAAAACAGTTTAAAACCTAACGCTGCAATAAACTTTAAATAACCGGTTGTCTCATATTCTTTGCAGCAATATAACGGACCACCGTGTAACTCTGTAAAACTATTCCAATCTTTCTTCAATGCTTTAAACACTGCTGGACTCCAGTTATGCACATCACAGTGCATGAACGGGAGACCTTCGTGTTCTTCAATATAAAACTTATAATCCGGTCTAATGATGACAGGAATCTTAATCATCAGGTTTTCATTATGTACGCAAGAGCATAGTATGGAGGCAAGTTCTGATTCGTACCGCTAGATCCTTCTGTGCTGAGTGAAATAGAAATTCCAGTTGTACTGGTACTTGTATTTCCAGTCGCATTCGATCCCGCTGTACTAAATACAAAGTTATCGCTTGCACCACCTCCACTAAATCCTCGCAGTAAATAAGGAACAGTATGATTGTGTCCGGGATCAGTTACACTTGCAGTATGTGTATGACTTACATTAATAGCATCTTTAGTTCCGCCAGTTTGTGTGTTGCTTCCAGTAACTGTAGAATAAGCAACCCCAGCAGAATCGCTATGTGCGCCAATAATAAAACGATTACGAAGATCAGGAGTACTGTTAGAGCCATTACATAACACCCATCCAGTTGGAATAGTAGCAATCGTTCCGGACCACATCATAATCATACCAGTTGTAAATAAAGCATCAGTAGCTGTTTTTACAAACGCAGTTGTAGCTAGTTGAGTTGTGTTTGTTCCGGAAGCAGCAGTTGGTGCTGTAGGAGTACCAGTTAAGGCAGGACTATTTAAATCTGCTTTTGATGAAATTGCTGAAGCAATTGCAGTAAATTCCGTATCAATCTCAGCGCCTTTAATAATCTTACCTGAGTTACCAGTTGGTAAGCTATCTTTAGCTGTGAAATTTGTTGCTTTTGTGTAGTTGCTAATTTTTATTCTCCTTGTTTCAAATACGCTAACAAAAGTTCTAAATCTTCCACTGAAGCATATCCTTTAATTCGATTTGCTTTCCATGAAATAATTTGAACATTATCTTTTGTATAGCCTTTGTTAGAATCAATACGATCAATGCTTGGGCTGTTTTCTCTAAAGCCTTTAGCGTTCCATTCTAGTTTCATACCAAAAATAGGACATTTACCATCTACTGGATAAAGCTCAAATAGGTCTTCTTTAGTTAAAGTGTGTTCTCTATTCTTTAATCTTGCTCTAGCACGAGAAGCATTTAATAAACCTTGTAACCGAAAGTCTAGATTATTAAAATTCTTTTGTCGATATTCTTTACCGTATTGCTGAATTTGTTCTTTCTTTTCTATTCGTCTTTTTCTTTGTCTTAAATTATCACAGTGTTTACAAACATCTTGTAATCCGTCTTTTGCTCTACGGTTTTTAGTAAAACCATCAAGCGATAATTCATTAAGACAAGTTCTACAAACTTTAGTCCAAGGTTTGAGTACAGTAACATTACTCATACTAAAGTTTTTCCTGTTTTAATTCCAACATCAATTTTTTGTATTGACAAAGGATTTCCGTTGATGTCTGCTTCTAATCCTAATTGCATTACAGTGCCTTGACCGCCAGCATTGATAGAGAAGCGGTCTAATACAATACCTGAACTATATTCAGCAATATTGTATTCACCAATGTTATATTCATACACGACAGCCGTATCTAATGTGTAAGTTGTGGCTTGATAACCTTCACTATAATCAAAACCCCATTTAACTGCCAACGATTGATTAGTACCACCAATCAACACAAATCCAATTTTCTTTAAGATCTTTAATGTAGTAGACGCATCAAAGTCAAAATAATTGGTAAAATACTGCATACGGTAAACTGAACCATTATCACTATGTCCAAAGTATTTACCAATGTAGCCCGGCTTACCTATCAATAGGTTTCTATCCTGTGTTACACAGAATGCCTTTGGCTCTAAACTATCCCAAATTGTTACCCGCATTGAGTTGTCTTGCAATGCAGCTCTTGTGTCAAAACAATAGACAAACTTAGTGGTCGGTAGCGTTAATAAATAAATAGCATCACGCTCAAAATAGATACTCTTAATCTTAGTTAAGTCTGTTTCTGACGCTACTGCCGACATCAGTTCATCACGAACATTCTTAGATATATCACGCATTGGTAGCGACTTCTCTTGAATTACTCGCTGTAGACTACGAACTCCTGCGTCCGATAAGAATATAACATCTGTGCCTAAGCTCTGAACTGAATCACGAGCAATACATCCTACGTTAGTAATTACTTCTACTAAGGTTAACGCACCAGTATCTAAGGGATTAGCATAGATTGCTGTGTTCTTCTTTCCAAAGAATATAATATATCCATTATGTGCTGCAGCAGCGACGACTGGATCACCATTAGGTAATACTTCTTCTAAATTAATATAACCAGCAGAACCATCTAAGAAGTCAGAACCTTCTAGTAAGTTACTAAAGTAGACAGTCTGAGTGTCTCCACTAATGCCACCGCACCAAACCCTGCCATAAGCAGATATAACCCAACTAGGCATAAACGATGCTGTATTGTGATTAGATGGTAGTTTAGCTGCGTCTCCTACTCGTTGGAAACCAAAAGTACCACTATCGTGAGACCCAAAAGGATTACCAGAAACAGGTAACTCATGCCACACTAGCATCGGATGGCTAGCTTGTGCTAAATAAACATGAGGCTGAAAGTCGTTTACATCGCCGTATGATAGAGCAGCACCTTGCCAGTTATTAGCAGTAATCGTGTATGTTGCATCGCCACTATTAGTCGTATTACGTACTGTCTTAGTAGTCATCGTAGTTGTACCTACGAATAATCTATTATTACCAGCACTAAGTACTTCAGTACCTCCGCCAGTGACTACTTCAAAGATAAACTCTACTGGATTGCTAGATGTTAAATCTGCATTGACAGAAGTGTTTACAGGTGTCCATCCTCGTCTTGCACCGATACGACCATATCTATCGATAACACAATTCTGAGCTTTTAATGCAAAGCCAGAAGACAAAGTAATACTAGACTCTTGAAGATTGAGTCCGTAAAAGCCCGGTGCTGCAATCGATGAGGTTTGTAGTTGACTAGCCATTTATACCCAGTTCCAGCCTGTGTCTTCTACGTGACGATTTGCTTCTAAAGCAATTGCGTCGGATAAACTCTGACGATATAATAAATAAGTCTC